GCAGTAAGACGGTCTTTAGCCTTCATTACTCCTTCTTGCATACGCTCTTTAAATGCTTTAAACGCTTCTGGATCATCACCAAGTTGTCTTAGTTGATTAGCCCATTGCATCTTTTGTTGCGTAGGTAGGTTAGACTTCATTAATGAATCCATTGCATCTTTAGCATTGGTCATTGAATGCACGTTACGTTCAGCCTCTTCAAGCTTTTCTTGATTAAGAGAGATTTCTTTCTCTTGAATACTTAACATGTCCTTCTTCTGATCATTAGCTTGCTTCTGGAACTTATCAGCAGAACGAGTATCACCTCGTGAAGCAGCCATCTGAGCAGCAAGACTATTCACACGAAACATATCCTTTGCAGATTTACCAGTAGACTCATCTCGTGTATCTTCTGTAGCTGCATAGGCTTCACGTAGATCTTGTTTAGATCCAATGTCTTCTAGCATACCAGAGGTCGCCTTATAGGCATCACTCATAGCACTTGGATTAACAGATAGTTCCATAATTAACCTCCACCAAAACCAGCATTAGGATTAAATGAATTACCATAGAAATCTTGAGCTGTTTGTAATGCATCTCCAGTTAATGGTTGATCAGCTACAGAATTAAAGTTAGAGTTATACCAAGCATTAGCATTGTCATAAGCACTTACACCACCGCCAGAACTACCATATACCCCACCTAATGTACCTACAGCAGAATTTAGGTTATTAAAACCGGCAGACTTCATAGCCATGTTAGCAAGGTTAGCATCTGTTTGTGCTTTACCAGCAGCAGCTGGAGATTGTGATGCACCTGACAGTTGCATTAAATTAGCAAGCATATTATTATAATAACTACTAAATGTATTCTGACCAAGGTTTTGTAATGCTATTTGCTCTGCACCAGATTGTAGTTGACCAGTAGCAGCCATACCTCTATTAACGGATTCTTGACCCATTTGTAATTGAGTCTGATATCCCGGTTGACTAAACGCTTTACCAGGATCAGACATTAATTCACGTAATTGTCCAGCAGCTTCTGCACGATATGGAGAGTATGGATCGTATTGTTGTGATGTACCACCGCCACCATGTTTACCTGTAAGCCCTAATGGATCTCCAAGAGCTTGATTGATACCTAGACCTGCTGATATATAACTAAACGGCATTTTGTTTTCCTTCTATAAGGACTTTATCAATTAAATCTAAATCAGTCTCCTCAGTAGCATGTATACAAAACCATACAGCATCTTCAAGGGCTTCAATAGAATGGTTAATCTCTTTCTTAATTTCAATACAAGCAGGTGCAGTATATAACTCTTCAGATGTATCAGTCCTTACAATTACTTTACCTTTAGATAAAATACTTAGATGACTATACTTATGAGCATGTGTACCTGCCATAAAGCCTTTAGGTATTCTCATCTGCTTAGCATACAGACCATCAGAGAAATGATGAACTGTACCTAAATCACATTCAAATGTACCTTCAAGTTCTTTATTTAATTCACTTACAGTTTTCATTTATTTCCTATACTGTGCAGGTGCTATACCTTCTTGTTCTAGTTCACCAATATTAAAATCTATCTCAGCAGCATCTAATCTAATAGGTTGAGCATCAGTACATAAGAACTCCCATGCACGTCTTCGAGAAGCCCCACCTACATGTAACTGAGATCTGCTTGCATTTAAATTAACTTGTTTATATGGTGACCATGTATTATAATCATCACTCGTATGTCGTATACTCATTACTGCAGGAACCTTATCCCCAATAATCTCAATACGACTATAGAACTTACGTTTAGTTGTTCCACTATCAATGATATCTGTTACTGCTCTATAGTAAATAGGAGCACCATCATCTGTATAAGCACTGTCTGATAATGTATACACTTTACCATTATCATCATCTAATGTATAGTATACTAATGATGTACCAGCAAAGTAACTAGGTCTAAAGTACTGTTCAGCATATACACCAGCAATACCATTATCAGCATCACCAGGAGCCCACATAGTCCAGTTATACCAAATCTTTTCATTAACGTCATACACAATAGTCGTGTTAAGATCATGTAATGTTAGTACATAAAACATATGACCATTGTACTTTAATGCATAAGCTTTAACATCTGACAGATTACTATTGCTAATAATACGTTCAATGTATGGTGTTGATACCTTAATAGGTGATACACCTTCTAACATAAACACAGATGGTCCAGTTGATTTAGACTGACCTATCCATGCTATTGATTGTTCAAACTGTACAATAGAGTTACCACTAGCACAACCAATCTCAGACTTGTAAGATTGAGCTACAGCTAATGGAGATCCTGTAGGGTTAGCAGCATCATAGAAGAAGTCAATCGACCACTGTCCAAATGCTAACACATAGTTAAGATGTTTACCAATACCTACAAGAGCATCAGGCTCTGATTCAGCAGAGATATAATCTAATGGATTCCATGTAGTAGGATCGTTAACACCACTAGAGTATAATCTACCAGCAGTTGTACCAATAACTACATATGAATCTAAAAACACTGCACCAGGGACTAAAGGCCCTGTTGGGAATGTATTTAATAATACTGTAACAACAGCTCCAGATCCTGTACCACCACCAGAGTCTGCTACAGTAACTGGTGGAGTAGATATATAACCACTACCACCACTTGTAATTGTAACGTTAATTAAAGAACCACTAGTAGGGATACATGATAACTTAGCTGCTTCACCAGCATAAGATACTGTACAAGTACCATCTGTAAATGAACCACTAGTAGCAGTTGGAGCTACGGTACCTGTTGTACCTGCTGTAGTTACTGTATACAAATGACCATTACTTACATATTGTTGATATTGTCCAAAGACTGTAGATGCTGCCCAAGGTTTACCAACTGTAAAAACTGGATTAACATAACTACTACCACCTGCTGGTACTGATACTTTAACAATGTAATCGTTACTTAATTGTATAAGACCTGACTTACCTTTAAGGGCTCCATCAGGCCATACTGTTCCTGCATATTGTGGAGCATACACATAACCGTATGTTTGGTTATGAAAGAACATTATTGAATTAGTTGTACTTGCCATAACACACCTTAATAGTTAATAATGATTGCACCGTTAAGACCTTCAGTAGGACAAACATAAGATGGTTGTGTTCCATTAGCGTGACCACCAGAACCATATCCAGTAATGTTAACACCACCAGGAGCATAGGTGTAATTATTACGCTGAGTCTGGCCCGCTGTACCGGCTACACCATTTGGTAGACCGCCAGCACCAGGGGCTGAAGAACCGTAGTTATCCCCAGGACCTGCACCTAGACCAGCACCACCTCCAGTAGCTCTTAATACGTCTACACCAGCTCTTTGAATATAAGAGTCTCCACCAGGTTTACCATTCCAATATGTTCCTGTAGTACCATAAGCAGTACCAGTACAAATAAAACTACCATTAAATTCAAAGGAAGCAGAACCACCCTTAGCACCAATAGTAAAGGTTAATGTCTCACCAGGAGATACAAGCACAGCTTGGTTCTGATAATAACCACCAGATCCACCACCGCCACCAGCATGGTTATCCCCGCTACCATAGAAACCACCGCCACCACCGCCTCCGCCAACTACTGTAGCATATATGAGGGTAACACCTGTAGGTACTGTCCAAGTAGTTGTACCTGGTACAGTAAGGGTTAGATTACCACTAGCAGTATTAGTACTTATAACTGGAACAGGAGATGATTGAGTAAAGTAACAAGTATTAATATCACCATTCATTGTACCTATAGAGGTATAAGTACCATCAGCATTAACAGCATAAAGGTGGTTAGCTACTGCAGCATATAGTTGATTCTGGAAATAAAACAAACCCTGACCATCACCAGTAGGTAATGTTGTTAGTGTAGTAATACCAGGACGTTTAATAAACTCACGCTTCTGATCTCTTGACTCGAAGTAACCGTTAACACTCTTGGAGTCTTTAGTAAGAGTACCATCACGTGTTTCAATAGGTTGGCTTAGTGGTATTCTTGTTATAGGCATTAGTGCTTCCTTGAAGTTAGATCGTAGATCACGGTTGATTCCTTGATCCGCTTACATACATTCTAAAGTCTGGTTGGAAGAAGGTACTGTATGTATCTACATCCCAAGCAGTTAATTCATCTTTATAAGTCTTAGCTCTTAACATGATCTCTTGTCTATGATTACTTGGTACTGAGTACTCAATAGCTAACTGATCAGCTAGATTCCATACAAGAGTATTCATCCATTCATTAGGGAAGTCAGGAATGTCTTGAGCTTTATTTATATCATTAATAGGCATCTGCATAACCATGTGTAATTCATAGTTAGTAGCCATTGTTGTATTAGGGGTCGTATAGACGTATAGAACGCCATTAGAGGCCTTAACGTCGTAGAAGATACTATTAGATACCCCTTGGGATAACTTTGATCCTAGGTCGTTATATTCCTTTTTAGACAGCATCTGTAAAGGAGTATCTACAGGAGGTGTAGATTGGTTATTACGATAAAATGCTTGTATAAGTTTAAGAGGCTTATCTGTAACAGGTGTTGTTTTATTTATATCAAAGCTATCATACATAGCTACAGATCCAAAACCACCTAATGAATAAGTATTAACACCAGCAGTCAAGGGCATTACTAACTCTTCATTCTTCCAGAGCTTTAACCCTTCTGTGTTCATCTGTTTGATTAACAAGTTAAGAGCAAGACTAGCATTAGATATAGTAGCTGCATCAGGGTTATCCCCTAGTTCTAGAACACCAAGCTTACGTAAAGCAAGCTGGATAATCTGATCTCTAGAAACAGTAAATGTACTACTCATATTAACTCCTCATTAACATTCTAACAGCCTGGTCTATACCCATAGTCTGTGCAACAACTACAGCTAGAGCACCCATAGCTAGGTATTTAATTTGATTTAATGATCTATCTATACCATGCATAGTCTGTTTTAAATCAAGTGTTGTTTCACGAAGCTCTTTAATGTCTTCACCATGATTCTCTTGTGTTACTTCTAATCTTACAACCCTGTTTTCAAGAGCTTCTATTGTCATATTATTTCCTATGTATATAACATTATTATACCATACAATTGTATGATTGTCAAGTATTAATTTGGACTTAAATCTACAATATAACCAAACCCAGTTTTACCAGCAACACCAAATGTTGATGAAGCCGTGCCTGTACTAGAAGGCTGTACTTGTGCTGTAAATGTATAGATAGCACATACAGCTAGTGCCCCGTTAGCATCTAATATAGTATAGTTTGTAGGGGTAGTAGCGCCTTGTGAGTTACTTGAGTTGCTAGTTATTACAGCAAGTGCCATTGAATTATTCATAGCTACTGTAGCTGCAGGAGCTACTACAGTAGTTGTACCAGAAGACATTGTACTAATACTATTATAAGCAGCATGCCTAAACGTAGCAATAGTACCCTTCTTAGTTCCTGTAGTTCCAGTAAATGTAAATGTATAGCTTGTTGGTTCAGAAGCTCCAGCTACTTTATATAACATAGATGAACCATTACTATTAATACCTAATGTCCATCCAGCTAATGATGGTGTAGCAGTAGTAACACTGTCCATAAACATTACTATCATTAAATCACCAGTAGTAGTACCTGTTGGTTTAGGGGCTACTATAGTAGAAGTTAATCCAGATAAACTACTGAATGAAACTACTGTAGGGGTATTGATAGTATTGTTTGTTGTAATAGTGCTTGTAGATGTACTAGACATTATTAATGACTTAACCCTTCCTAATGTCAAACTAGTATTAGTAAATACAGTCTTTAATAATGCTACATAGTTATTATGGTATTTGATTAATAAATTTAATACGGGTCTACTAATACTGCTAATAGGATTAATCCACCAACCACTGTTGTATGGAATAGGTACAAATTGATCTGATGGTTCAGGTCTTGTAAATGGAGGTGCTTGATAGTCAGCAACACCTCGTACAAAGTCTTGTGGTTGTCTTGGTTCCCAGCAACGTTCATCAACCATAAAGCCATCCCATCTCTTTTTAAGTTGAGAGGCTTTAACTATACGACCACATGATTCACAGATTGCTTTCCAGTCACCACGATCATATCTAGATTTATAACTCATGATTACACCAAGTCAGAAGCATATATTGGTAAATCACCTACTCCAACAAATGTATTACCTAATGAAGTTGTAATAGTCATAATTAACCTATATGTTACTTCACTTACACCATTAGCAATACGTTGAGAAGCTGTCTTACCAGATATAACAGACGAGCCTACTAGTATAGATGATGGACTAGCATCTGTACCACTCATAACAATGACTGTACATACTGCTGTAGAGATTGTTTCAGAAGCTCCAAGAACTTGAGAAAAGTCAAATGTAAACAACTCTGACTCTGTTGTTATTTTATAGGAGAATGCTTCAGCCATTATTATTCCTGTATAGTCTTATAATACGTTGTTTAACTAGGTTAATATTACGTTTACCTTGTTGTACTAATGTTGATGTATCTTTAACAAGAGTTACTAATCTATCTCTTGGTTGTACAATAAATGTATGTTTAGCTATTGCACCAAACTTCTGTACCAATTCAGCTACAATAGATGCAATAGAAACTACCTGTACTGTTAACCGTTTAGTTATAGCTCGTATATATGTTATTGATACTGTGCTTATAATATTTAGT